TTTTGTTTCCGCTTCAAGAGCATAAATTCTTTCACGAAAACTTTCAATCTTGCTTTCTAATACAGCAAGTTTAGAGTCTTGTTCTGCATCTTTATTTGTTAGATCACTCATCGTCCTCCAACTCCGCAAAAGCAAGTTTCATAATTGTATATATGTAGTAACCAACTCCAGCAAGAAGTATTAGCAAGGAAATGACAATACTCCAAGTTACATCATTTACATCAGCAAGAGGTCGTAAAAGTAAATTCATCTTTTACTATTCCTACTAGGAATCATCTGATATGCCAACTTGTCGCGCAATTTATTAATTCTTTTCTCATCGTAATGAGCAAAATTTGGATACTTCTCTACTTTTTTATAGTAGTGAAGAGCATTTTGAATGATGGTAAAATCTTCCATCGTTAATTCAAAGTTCATGGATTATCAGAATCAATACCTAAACTATCTAGGTAATCTATCCACCAATCCGGATCTTTCTGTCTTTTCCAATTAGGAACTTCTAAACCAAGTTCAGAATAGTGTTCCTCTAGGGCTTTATCTATAGTCTGTGCGATCTCCATATTCCTCTTCCTCAGCATCAACGTCTGCATATGCATTCTCCACAAAGGGTCCTCGTTTTCGTAGAGGTTCTTGTCTGACATAATCCGTCTCAGCATTAACGGCAGAAATCCAAACAGCAAGTTTCATTATTATGAAAATTAAAACAAGCGGTGTAAAGCAACCGATTAAAATAATTGGGTTCATTTGTGACTCCTATTGAAAGGTTCCCAGTGTTCCCATCCATATTTATGGACAAGGTGCATTCCTATGATGGGAACAAACACAAGAAAGAATCCCATGACGCCGAGGCACCATGGGGTTTGCATAACAGACCTAACGAACAGTTGAACGTGGTTCATCGAAATACTCGGGGAAAGGACAACCTTTAAAATCGTTTATCTCATCTACTGCTAAGACAAACATAGTACAGAATCCGACGCAGAAAGCAAAAAGCATTTGAGGGAAGTTATAGTTCCCCATATGAGCAGTAGGATCAGGCTCATCATCGTGAGGATGAAGATGCTTACTGATCTGCTCTATTCGTTTTTGTTTTTCCTTTTCCTTTTCCTTGTCATCCATTTTACTTACGGCGTCTTACAGGCCATGTTACTTCCATGGCAGAAATTAGCAACAAAATGAAAGCAAATACAAACAATGCAGATGTCATGCTGGATAATCCCAATTAGTAATAAATTCTGTTTTGTGTTGTGGACCCCAAGTTCCAGGAAGATAAAGATATGGAACAGTGCGAATAGGGCACTTCTCACCAGTACACAAAAGATCTTCGACAATCCTCCAGGATTCCATCACTTCTTCAGAATGAACAAAATGAGATTGATCACCATTTATGGCGTCGTAAAGAAGTTTTTCGTATCCATCGATTGCTCTGTCTTGAGGATAGTTATGGGTAAGAGTGGCAAGTTCAAGAGCATTACCAAGACCAGGGGACTTAATGTCCATGCGAATATCCAAATGAGGGTTGGGTTGAAGACGAATAACAATACGGTCGTTGACTTCCCCCTCATATAATTTTAATGATGGAACTTTAAGTTTAATTACAACTTCAACACACCCATAGGGCATGTTCTTACCAGTCATGACACGAAAAGGAACTCCCTCCCAACGCCAGTTATCGACGAATAGAGTACCAGCAACATAGGTAGGAGTGTGACTACGAGGATCAACGCCCTCTTCAGATTTGTAACCTTCGTATTGTCCAAGGATAATATCCCCCCCTAAACGAGTAGCAGCAAGAACTTTTGTTTTCTCACGACGAACCTCCTTTGCATCCATTCTGCAAGGTGGTTCCATTGCAATCAATGCCAAAACCTGTAGAACATGATTTTGCAGCATATCTCTAACTGCACCAGCAGTTTCATAATATTGGGAGCGACCTTCACAACCGATAGTTTCAGTTGCAAAGATTTGAATTTCCTCTATGTACTGCCTGTTCCAAAGTGGTTCCAGTAGAATATTGCTAAAACGGGTGGCAAGGATATTATTAACAGTATCTTTACCGAGATAATGATCAATGCGATAGACTTGTTTTTCGCGTAGATGTCTAGTAACCACAGCTGATAGATGATCAGCAGATTTATAATCGTGCCCAAAGGGTTTTTCAATAACCACACGGGATCTTTCTGGGTCATCGAGACATCCTGCTTCTTTGAGGTTGGTGATGGCATTTTCGTATCTCTCAGGAGGAACAGATAAGAAGTAAGTCATATCATCAATGTAATCTGGTAGATGTCTAAGTGTTTCTACCATAGACAAGTCAGCAGATTGATAGTCTAGATGGTGCAAAAAATCATCAGGATAGTCTCCCAATGACTTCTTCCAATCTTCAGTTGTTGGTTCTCTTCTAGCAGAACCCATAATTAAAAAATTGTCTGGTAGAAGTTCTTTCTGCCAGAGTTTATAAAGTGCTGGAATAAGTTTCTTCTTACAAAGGTCTCCCGTTGCTCCGAAGATTACTATGCCTTTAGTGAGCGGTTCCATTTCCATCGTAGTCGTCTGAATCGTAGTATACATTTTCACCTCTAAATCGTCCGAAAAAGATGGTGGCACATACAAAGGGCGCTGCTGCCCATAAAAGGAATTGGGCAAATGTCATTTCTCCTGTCCTTTATCTGACATGGTGTCCTCCAAACATGTAACGCATTCCGTTTAGAACCTTGGACGCGAAAGCACCAAGACTGCGTGAATTAAAACGTTCATACAAAGCACTACTGATAACAGGAGCGGGTACCCCAAGATCCACAGCAGCGTGAACCGTCCAACGACCCTCACCACTATCGCTGACTCCCCCGCCGAACTCGCTAAGCTCTCGATCGCGCCTAAGTACATCAGCGGTAAGATCAAGTAACCAACTGCCAACAACGCTACCGCGCCTCCATAACTCAGCCACTTCAGCAACGTCAATATCATATTGATAGTCTTGTGGATTCTCCATCGGAGCAACCTCAGCATCGCCTTCCTTGACATATTTGCTTCCAGAATTTGCCTCGTGTAAGATGTTAAATCCCTCTGCATATGCTTGCATAATTCCGTATTCAATTCCATTATGTACCATCTTTACAAAATGACCTGCACCTGGTGCTCCACAATGCAACCATCCTAGTTCAGATTGCCTAACAAAATCGCCAGGGATAGTCCGCTCGGCACCGTTGATTCCTGGGGCGAGTGCGTTAAAAAGTGGACCACAAGTGGAGACCGCAGTATCTCCCCCACCAACCATAAGACAGTATCCACGGTCCAAACCGTAAACACCACCACTAGTACCACAGTCAAGATACGCGATGCCAAGTTTTGCAAGTCGCTCGGCTCTTTTCCGACTGTCCTTAAAATTGCTATTGCCATGATCAATAATAATATCGCCTTCACGACAATATCGTAGTAACTCATCGAGTGTCTCCTCTACTGTTTCTGCTGGTACAACCATCATAAAAACACCGGGAGATTTTGTCTCTTCCTGCGTAAGGATTCCAACATCAGCGTGTACTACTTGAACAAGGCTTTCCAAAGAAGTGGTACATCCACTGATATAACCCTTTTCAAATTGCTCACAAGCTTTTTCATAGTTGTTTCTATACCCCCATACTTCGTGACCTGCATCGATAAGACGGCGGGACATGCCTTCGCCCATCCGTCCGAGTCCAATCATTCCAACTTTCATAGAACCCTCCCAGGAACATAATCTTCAAGACTGAGTAAAACTTCATTTAAAAGTTTACCATACTCATTAAATTGTCTGTCTCCTGCAATAAAGCATCTTTGACGCCGCCAAATTGCTTCTGCAAGCATTCTCTTTTCTTGTTCTGTGAACTGATCCATTCTCATTTGCTTACCTCTGTTTCTTTTAATAAATCACTTAAATCTGGTGGAAATGGTTCAAGATCTTTCTCTCTTACAGTTAATCGATCTGGATCTAAGATTCTCATTGCTTCCTGCAATTCTTGGAAGTGTTGGATCTCATCATTCATTATACGCCAAATGTCCTTATCATTCCAGTCTTCATATGCAAGATACTTTGCATATGTCTCTGCAGCGTGCATTTCTATTTCGTATGACAGATGGTATGCAGCGCGAGGAGCCAACCAGTAATAAGCCACGTTGATCCAATAATATAGGAGTACGAGGTGTCGGGCAACAAAGCGATCGATCCAATAACTATTACCGCCCCGACTTTCCATGTATTCCAGATGTTCTGTTTCATTGACTGATTGCTCAAAGTGTTCTTTCATCAAGTATACATGCCACTGACCACGTAAACCTAAAGATTCACGTAAATGTAACACACTCAAAAATGCAAAATAGGGTGCCCGAGCAATCTCTTCAAGCACCCAGAATCTTTGGAAGTGACGACCTCTATAGAGATAGTCAATGATTGCGACAGTGATGTTTAAAACAAAACTGTTAATTGATTTCATATCATTCTACATGTACAGTACCGATCATGCCCGCACCTTTATGTGGAGCACACCAATAAGTGTAGTCACCAGGTTCGGTGAATGCAACTTCAAAGTCTTCACCTGGCAACATTGCCAGGGCTTCATGACTTAACTCATCATGATCCTCAACGACAACATTATGTGGTGGAAGCATGTTGTTTACAAAATGGACTGATTCACCAGCAGCGATTGTAACCTCCGCTGGATCAAAGACTAGATTCCCATTAGAACCCATTTGAACGTCCACTGCCCATGCTGGAAGCGCGAAAAAAAGTGTAGCCAAAAATGCGAATATAAACTTCATAAAAGTTTACGCGACTACACTATCTAGGTATAATCTACCTTTCTTATATTAATGTAACGAGGATTTGTTTTGACTTCCTGACTAATCATTTCACCAAATTCATCACAACACTTACACCATTTTTTTCTTAATTCTATAGTTTCTTGTAAATACTTTTTTTCTGGATCCTGAAAAAAAGAAAACCACTCCCTCCAAAGTTCAGCACACTCGTCTGACTTTTTTTGAAGATGTGGTTCTCTATAAGTCAATCACTTTTTAGGTTCGATTGCGGATTGAACGGGTGGTTCTTCGTCTCTCTTTTTCTTAGAAGATCCATTACCGCCACCTGCTTTAGCAGGACTAAGACCGAAGGCAGCTAAAGATCCGGAGAACACCGACGCGATGAAAGTAGGATCAAAATCTAAAATCTTTTGACCATTTGGAAGTCTTACATAACTGAATGTGAGAAGAGAGGCAGACCAAATCAATACAACAACTTTGACTAGATTACCAAGGACTTCACTTTTATCTTCATCGTGGTCTTCCTTCTCTACTTTTGGTTTTGTATCTGCCATTAGTAGAGTAGCAAGGCATTTTTATTTATTCAAAAATTGGTCTAATTTGAGGAGGATGACTCTCACGAAATTTCTTCATTTCATCAGCATTGTTTCCATAAAATCCAAGATGCATCCAAACACAATCTTGATATCGCAAAGATGTACGTTTAGCATCTACTGTAAAATAATCACAATATTCTACAATATCCTGAGAAACTTCTATCATCGGGGGTGGTCGATGATATGAACGAAGGTCTTCAATGTAATAAGGTGTCATTTGATAAATCCTTCTTCTTTCAACCACTTCTTAGTCAAAGGTGTTGGAGGATAAACCTTCCACATTTCACCAGCAGCACATGCTTGAAGTGCTTTCATGGTCATACCTTCAGTACGACCTGCCCAACCTGCTTCTGCTTCCCAAGGCACAGCATTGGCAGGATAGGTGCGCTCTGCCATCACACGCCAAATAATAGGAACTTCATCTTCAGGTTTAATAATAGCAATCAAACTATTCTTGATACTACCTGCCATACAATCCTGTGCAGCGTGCCAACCCTCATGACGCATTACTTGCATCAAATAATTAGTGCTTCCCATATGATCTCTGTTGAGAAAAAAGTTATTACTCACAGTGTGATAAACACCACGATGATTGATAGGGAAATACTTTGAATCCGCTAGAAACACATTAACGCCGACATGTTCCAGGGCAACGAGCATTGCGTTGAACTCGTCAGCAACGATACTATAATCAATATCGGTATACTCGTCAGCAATACTAGTGATACTTTCGACTTTATCGACTCCATCAGTACACTCTCGAAGTAACATACACCCCATTGCATCCATAGTGTTGTAACCCTTGGTGATCTTAGAGTCATCAGCCAATGCTGGAGCAGACAACGATGCCGCCGCCAACAAACTCATAATAATTTTTTTCATATCAGAAAGAAGGAACAGCAGGACCAGTTGTAGAAGGGACAGCAGGAATAGCACCACCAGTTGCATCTGGAAGTTCAGGCATGGCAGAATCTAACATACCAGGAAGAGCGTTTGTGATTGCCTCTGTGGCATGTTTAGTGACTTGTTCTTTTACACCATCAATGATGGCATCTCTTTGAAGATATACATAAGTTCCTCCGCCGATAATGCCCGCAACACCAACAAATGATAGAACTGATAGAACATTAATTACTTTTTGCATAATAAGCCTCGTAGTATTTTACAATCCCCGCAGTGTTCATATTACCTTGGGAAACCCAATCTTGAGCACACTCATAGATTGATTGGTTTGAGTATTTAGGAACTACTCCCTCCATCTGGTGCCCAAACTTTGAAAGTAAAACATGAAGTGATTGCTCCCTAACTTTCATCTTTTGATCACTATAACGCCAATCATCAATGCTCATCGAAATTGCCCCAGACCTGTACCAGATTGCCAACCACCAGGACCTTCTTGGAAGTTTTCAGAACCACCTTGATATTGTGTTTCTGCTACAGTGTTCCAATTTGCAGTCGCTTTCTCATAGAGTTTTTGATGAATATCAGCAGACTCTTTGCTTTCAGACTCATCAAGAATCTGTTGCTCTGCTACTGCCTGTTCGTGTGCTTCTTTGTAACTCATCTGCTTTTCAGAGTAGATAGGAGGGGAGAACCAAGGATCAATCTCTAAGTATGGAGGAGCAGGAATGCCAGTATATGCTGGAGGATTCTTTGCAAGATACTCTAAGTCACTGTGTCCCCATGAAGGCATACAATCACCCATCTCCTCACAATCAACTACTTCATCATCAATTGCACATTCGACTTTCCAAGAACCGCCAACACCACCATCCATATTAACAGTGATGTCATCACCCCATGTTCCAGATGCTTCGGGCGAATGAAAAACTTGTCCTAGTGTTTCTTTGAGTTTTCTAATGATCATGACTGCTTTAGTTTTTTAACGTACTCGTAGGCGTAGATCTCTCTATTGCCTTTAATGCCCCATCCTAACCAATAATAGGCAGGAACCATGTACTGATGGACAGTTTTTCCTCTACCCTCAAACTCAGGCAAGTAGCGTCGGAAGACACTTTCGTTAATCATATAACGAGTTTGACCTTCTAGACTGCTAGAATCACACCCATACTTATCACAGAACTTACCAAGATTATTATAGCGACCTACTGAGGTCCACTGAATAAGACCATAACCACCGCGATGGCAGTCCCCGTAAGGAACTCTAGCCCCTCCCTCGCATATGTTGGCACGGAAGTTAGACTCCTGTTTGATATTTCCCATAATCGTAGCAAGAGCATTACGATCGGAAATCTTGGTGTGTTCTTGGAGTTCTTTAAGGACATATTGTTCTTCTGGTGTACATCCTTCACACTTCCAAGTAGGGGACTTATACTCTACTGCTTCAATTGGTTTAACCGTAGGAGGTGCCTCAACAGGTCCTAGAGAAAACAAAGAAAGTAATGCAGTAATCATATTTTTTATCAAATTCACCTCTATGATAGTAGAAGAAAAAGAGGGTGTCAAGCACCCTCTACATTAATATATGTATCTTTTTTTAAATTGGGTTATAAGAAGGAATCATCATACCACCATCCATATCATCATTATCATCGGGAGGATCTTCTGAAAAAAGAACCGAATAAAAAATGAATGTTGCTAGTAATATAGATCCTAAAATTAACATCACCAAATACCTGGGATGATTTGTCCTGTAGTGGCGTAACTACCAATCGCTGCAACGACTCCGATCATCGCTGCCCAACCATTAATGCGTTCTGCGTTTTCGTTCATTTTCTTTCCTCTAAAGTTTTGTTTGTAATGATTATTTTTTCACCATCATGGGTGAATTGTAGTTCGTCATCTGGATGCCATAGAAGTTCTTCATACATATCATCCAGTTTTTGGATGTCTCTCCAAAGTGCGTCTGGATCAGGCATTAGTAAAGTTCTTCTTCTTTTTCAGTTTCAATCACACAATCAGACGTGGGATATGCAACACAAGTCAAAACAAACCCTTCTGCTATTTGATCATCATCCAAGAAAGATTGATCAGACTGGTCAACAGTGCCAGAGACAATCTTACCAGCGCAAGAAGAACAAGCACCAGCACGACAAGAATAATTCATATCAAGTCCTTGCTCCTCTGCGGCGTCCAGGATGTACTGGTCATCTTCGCAGGTGATGGTCTGTTCGCCATCGGGAGTTCGGAGAGTAATACTGTAAGTCATTAGGTTTTGTAGTGTTTTGATAAGTATATAGAAAGGTTAGTAATGTGTCAAGTTCAGATGCCGAATGCTCCAAAGAAGAAGAGACTACCAGTAGTAGCATAGGAAATAATCGCTGCCATGAATCCAAGCATAGCAGTACGACCATTCAGTTTTTCTGCTCGCTCAGCATGGGTTTCATATCCATAACGCTCAGCATCACTTTTTGAGATATACATCTGAGGTTCTTTGGCAAACAGATTCTGTTGTCCAAATTCATTTGTGGTTACGGTCATTTGTCTTATGTAAAGAACTGTTACATAATTATATAGCAAATGTAAAGTTCTGTCAACAAATATATTGTAGTGAATAATACTTATTAATCACCAATGTTGTGAATCACTGGTTTTTCGTGACGTAAAATATTATAGAGGTCTTCATTTTCAGCAGCAGAAACAGGAATAAACTCTGTTTCAGCATTAAAGTCATCATCGCGGACTGCCTGATTAATTACAATAGAACCATCGTCACCAGACATAGAACGATGGAAAGTCTTCTTAGGTACAACTAATGCACCACTGGTTCTGTTAAGGTGAACAATATGATACGGGAACTTCCACTCAGGATTCACCAACTCAAAGGTACGAGTACCAGACAGAACACGATTATGATCTACCTGATGATAGTGAATGTAAAATTGTTTCGCACCAACGATGTCATTCGGGGGTGAGATGGCAGATCCAGTATGAACAACCAGGTCACTTGCATTTGATTCCTCCACCGAAATGTCGTAGAAAACTACAGAGTCTGTTTCCCGAAATACTCGGTGTTTCTTATAATTTACTTCACTCATAATTACCACTATCAATTTGTACTTCCTTTTTCATTCCTCTAATTCCCAACAAGTAGAACGTGCCAACTCTGGATTCTTTTGTAGTGCTCTATGAACATGTCCATGAACATCTTGTTCCAAAGTATGATGTGCTTTAGTGTGAACAAATTCAATCACCCCAAGAGATCCACAAATCAATATATTCATAATAGTCAGAGGGTGAAGAAGGTAACGCATGAAAAAAGGGGTGCCGTCGCACCCCCATCATAACACCTAGATGTTTAGTTGTAAACTCAGAAGTTATACTTCACACCGAGTTTACCACCGACGCCAAGTCCTTCAGTGGAGAAATCGCTGTCAGCAGTAGCGGCACTCAGTTCACCATAGACACCGACGCTACTGGACAAAGCGGCACTAGCACCAACCTTACCAGACCAAACTTGCTGATTTTCAGCACCATCAACAGCGACAACGCTAGGTCCGCCTTGGACGTACCAGGAAGCATCACCATCACCAATGGCACCTTCGTAACCAACGTGGAAATCAGTGGTCGCTCCGGTATAGTCGTCTCCGACCCAACCGGCATTGGTTTCTACGTTGACGTAGGGACCTGCAAGGGCAGCACCAGCAGACATGGAGAGAGCAGCAGTGGCTGCGAATACAGATTTGAACATTTGTTTAATACCTCGTTTTTTTACTTGCGGAATGATTACCCGCAGATGGAAAGAACCTCGACTTGGTTCTGTTTGCGAACTGTCACACTCAATGAGTATAAATGCGTGTGACAATTGTTATTTATCTTAATAGAGTTTTAAGATCTTGTCAAGAGGTTGGGGTTTCCGCACTCTGTGGGGGTCTGGTCGGTTCAGTGATCCGACCAAGGTAAGGATCATAGTTCATGTAGTCCTTGATGTCAATACTTGCACCTTGCTGTTGCCAAAAATTCAGCAAAGCTGCTTGATTACCTTTGTGAAAAACTTCCACATGATCAGGATGAATACTAGACCCTAGTTCTACTTTATAAAGAAACAGAGGAATGGCAAAAGAATTTCCAGAATTGTAAATAAGATCATCTGCAACTGGACGTGGTTTTACACCCTGGTCCAGTTTATATTTGTTTCCACGACAATGAAAATCAATCAATTTTTGAGCATGACGACGAGTGATTACATAACATGCTGTAGAGAAATCATTTACAAATCTTTTATGAAGTCTTACATGAAGATCTCCTGTAGAAATAATTGCTAATTGAACTACATCATAATCATAAGGAAAGTGTGCATAGAAATCACTCCAAGTAAAATTCCAATACTTGACTAGATCTAAATCACAATCATCCTCCATCATAATTGCATATGGAGAATCAGATGTCTCCAAAAAATGCTTCATTGCTTTCAGATGAGATGTAGTACAACCAATCTCACTAGAACTCATGTTGTTAGGATACTTGCCTTTGATGATGTCACTTAGATCATCATCTCTACCATCATACGCAGAGATTCTTTCATAATTATCAATCTCCCAATACTTAAATTGATCCTCCATATATTCCCAACGATCGGTCTGATCATCTAGATTAATACAATAGATAGGTCCAATATTTTTAAGTTTATATGCTGACTTATTTTTATCAAGTAGTGCGAGATCAGACATGATATTTTGAATTCTCTTTTGCTAAGTGTACTATTTTTGGTTCAAAATCGCAAGCATTTGCAAATACTTCAGGATATGCAAACTCAGGTCCCAGAGTATGAACGTATTCCTTCTGCTGACAGTAGAACTTATTTAACTGACTTTCATCATGCCAAACAGCAATGACACCATCCTTTAAATCTTTGTTGACTCTATACTTGAGTTCATCAATCATTTCAAGAACATCGGGAACTCTACCTCCCCATAAACATCCTTGATAATATACTGAAGTATCATCAGATTCTGTTATACATGCTGTTGATTTTGGATTAGTTTCAAACGCACCTGGCATCTTGTGATGAGGTTGCATCTTGAGAAAATGGCAAGGATGATGAACACCAAAGAAAGGTTTAGTGTAATCAAAAAATTCTTCCTTAGTAATCGTATCAACTACTAGTGCATCAGCATCGATAAAAATAAACCAGTCATGCTTTCTGATAATATCACTTGCACGTTTGATAATTTCAAATCGAGTTAAAGTAATATATGGCCAATCCAAGTGCTCCTGATAATAAGGAATGATATTATCAGGGAGTCCTTGCAATTCACCATCAGTAAATGCAAGTATAGTTTTTTCTACACCAGGAAGAAAATACTTTTCAATATTTTCATGATACTTTGGAAGAAATTCTATGTACTTTGAAGTACCTATAAAACAAATTGCAACTTTCATATCACCATCCAATTATCTGGGACGACATCTTTAGTATCTAGGTGTTCATTCTTAGATCCCCTAAACCAACCAGCAGGAGCAATTACTTTCTTACTGTTTGACAACCATGCTCCCCACCAGGAAAAAGATGAGTTTGCAATAATGTGACCAGAACATAATGTCATCAGACACATATCAACATAATTACTGTTTCCTTCAGCAATCAAAAATCTATCATCAGAAAACAACTCTTGCTCTGAACACCACTCTGGATCATCAGAAAATACAAGAACGGTTGCATCAGAATCAAATTCTTTCAGCGCATTTGTATAGTAATCAATATCCAAAGCAGTATGATTTGGATTTGTTATATAATCAGTTCTACGAACGTGCAAAGAAATTGGGTCTTCAATTCCTGCAATCATTTCTTTACATGGTTCTAGAATCTCATCTTTGAATTCAAAGTCTTCTCTAATTTCCTTTTCGATATGTTTGAAATATTTTTCGGTCTGAAAATATCCTTGAACATTTACCCAGTCAGGACAATTTTCAAATAGATTATTATCATAGCAAAATCCATCTTCAATTACAGTTGGTCTTTCACGATCAATGTATTGAACATTTAAAGAGGAAACGTTTTTTAATTTGAATGGAACTAACAACTGATGATCACACAGTTCATTCTGATTTTTTGAAGGGGGAATACAATATTCATACCCTCTATTACGAGCAATCCCTTTAAGTGCAGCAAACTGGAACATCTGATTTCCAAGTCTACCCAAGTAACCAATAGTATTATATCCAATCATTTTCCAATAATCTCCTTAACACTAGGGATATAATGCTCTTTTATAACATTTACCCAGTCAAACTTTTTCGAGTATTCTCTAATCTCTTCACGATGTGCAATAGAATATTCTCTATTCTTGATAATTACATCTTCAACAAACTCAAGATCATTCACCTTAGACTCTGGGATGATTGTGATGAACTCTTTATCAGGATCAAGATTTGCCTTACCCCATTCAGTTACAACAACACCAAGTCCAGCAGCAAGAGCTTCCATACAGACTAAAGGATGTGCTTCACCATCAGACAGAAGAACAAGGTTGCCATAATCAGTTAGATTATTATGAAGAACTTCTTTGGACCATTCCCCCAGATAATTCTTATTTACATCAAAACGAGAATCTGCATTGTTTCCAGCATACCAAAGACTTTCAATGGACTGGAACATGTGCTGACGCTTTCTGTAGTCAATCTTAGCAAGATATAAACTACGATCAGGAAACTCAGGTTCTGGATTAAATTTGAAAGCAGACCTATTGACACCATTTGGAGTTATAAACAATTGCTGCTTCGGAATATTCATTAGAACAGAATAGACTTTTTGAATACCCTCAGATAAACAAAAAACATTTGGTTTAATTTTTGCAAATGCATTTGCAACATTTGCATACCCACCAAACATTTCAGTTCTTTCTAAGTATCCAAAATGACTTGTTATTGCTTTGGGATATTGAATATAAGGATAGACACCAATAAATTCATCATAATGAACATGAACAAAGTCAGGTCTAAACTGATTGATCTGACTAATGATTTCATTAGGATCTTTTGTATTAACGATTTGTACTTCATGCCCTAACTCTTTTAGAGCATTTCTAGTGTCCCAAATCAAAATTTCAACCGCACCCCAACCTGTCGGTGGGATAGGCATAATGCCTGGTCCAATAAGAGTAATTTTCATGCCATTTCTTGAAATAAAGCTAAGTGTTGTCTAGGATTGTTTCTCTCAAAACAAGCGAACAAATCATCACTATCATTCTTACACAAATATCCTAGAGCAATTTGTTCATTATTCATGCAACCAGTTTCTAACATAATTTCCATAACTTCATCAATCTGTCTATCAACAGAATCTATGGATTTAGCATTACCGCCAAACATGCTTCCACAAACAAATGATCTATTGTCCCAAAGATAGTTCTCAGACAACGTTTTAGGATTCACTAAATCGGGATAACATTCAGTATTATACTGAATTAAAAACGAATTGTCAATTTGATCTAGTTTTTCTAGACTGAGTTTAGAAGGATACTCTTCGTTATACAAACTCTTTTCAATAAATCTACTAGCTCCTGCATCTAACCAAAAGAAATATTTTGAATCAAAAGGATTTATCTTAGAAGATTCTTTCAACCACTTGAATTTTGAATACTGAATAACAGAGTACATAGAGTCTTTACACTCTACTCTATTTGTATCAGACATAGATTCTTCATACTCTGGAGAATCTAGTACTTTCTGAATTTGATCTTTCAGACCATATAAAGGAACTTCTTCAAGTGTAGTTGTAATGATATGAGTTGGGAGATCTCCTCTTTGCTCTTTAACAAAATCAACTGTTTCTTCTTCAGTAAAGATAATAAAAGGACACTTAATTTGAAGTGTCCTCCCAAACCAATCCAAATAATCATCCCAGTTTCGACCGTCTCCGCGTCTAACATCACTGAGATTATATAATGAAGTGACAATACTAAACATCAATAAAACTCCTTATATTGGTGTACAAGAGGATGTCCGCTATTTCTCCAGTTTGGATTTCTATTACACTCTACAATATCAGGATTCAAAGTTTCTTCTTCTCCAACTAGAGCAAATACTAAGGGAAGAAGAACATCATGAGCATAAATTGCATAAAATTCATTAAAGAATAAATCCATAACTTCTGGAGTCTCTTTAATTTTATTCCAGGATTCTGTAAAAGTTTTAGTCTCAAACATTGCAGGAGTTGCTCCCCAACAATTAATTACTCTCGCACCTTCAACTCGTGCAAGTACATCTCTAACTCCCTGAGGAAGTCCTGTATTGATTCTAGATCCAAGTAACTTTGCCCCTTCAGGAATATTAAGAGTTCCTCTAACTAAAGCGTCTGGATCCATCATGAGAATGTAATCTGTTTTACAATAATCAATTGCTCTCTCAAGTCTATTCAAAACTGCATATGTTGCAATCTTAATAGTTTCTTGGTGAACTGGTTCTCTCCAATTTTGATCCGTAACTTTAAAAGTATTACTCATCGTATCTTCTTCCAAAGATACTTCTAGATTTTTATATTGATCTTTCAAATAACTAAAGTCCGATCCACCATCAGAAACCAAGTAGATCGGATTATCTGGATAATGCTTACGGAGTTCAGCAATAGAATTTTCTACCGCTTTGTTCTCCGTATAGCAACTAAAGAAAAACCCTAACTTCATTGCATAGCTTGCAGTTTTGCAATGATACTTCCAGGATGAGCAAGATCACTTTGAATTGCATCAAGAACTTCTGGATCATGTTCATCAGGATGTACCCACCAGTCTTCAAAAGGACAGGGAGAGAATCCATCATACCCCTGATGACCAGGATTAGGAACAAGAATATTAGAACAGACCAGTCTATATCCATACCCTTCTAATACTTCACGCTGCTCTGCACGATAAGTGTCTCCATAAAGATATGCATCATGCTCAATAGTAATTGCTTTGAAGCGATACTTATCAAAGGGAAGAATCTTGAGAACCGTAAGTGATGCAGTATCTACATCGAGTGAAAGATAATCAATAGTTTCTGGGAATTCATTTTCTTCAAATGCTTTCACATAATCCATCTTAGTAGCGTCCTCATTGTAATGAGTTCCTTGAGAACGATTAGCATAACTGTCATTATACTGACTATTAATCTCAACACTCACAGATGTCCATCCAAGTTCTTGGAATACAAAAGTGTTATTTGAAATTGCAGAATGACAGGCACCAATATCTACACAATATCCATCTCTCTTAAACTTCAAAAGATTTGCTGCAAACTGGTCCTGACCAGCATCAGAATAAAAATTCATTTTCAATCTCCAAAAATACTTAGAATACTATTGACTCGATTTATATAGGTATGATTTTCTTTGACGTATTGCATACCTTTTCTAATAAAATCATAATTTTCTCTATTACGCATACCTTCGTAAAAGAGTTGTTCTGTATCATCATTGTATATACAATTTCCATCCAGTTCTTCATAAACTGCTGGAGAGTTTGTTAGTCCAAGATGACCATAACTCATGTTCTTAAAGACTCTACAGGTCAAAAGACCCTGCTTCAAATGTTGAGGACCACGAATATCTATTCCAAGAATAGAACTTTGAGTTCGATTAATTACATCACCCATTGAGAGTGGATTTGCCCAAGGATCATTATGAATGAATCGAATACCATTTTCTTGACATGCTTTCAAGAATGGTGTCCATTTTGAATAGTTTTCGCATACCCCTTGAGCAGAAATTGTTCCACAATAATAAATTGCATTTTCCCTTTCAATGTAAAGATCTTCATCTTCAAATTCATCAGGCAAAAGGTTTGTTGCCCAACTGATGTAGAGTTTATCATAATCATTCATTTCATAATCATGATAATCATTTTTGACTCTGACTTTATCAGAGGTCTTTGGTACGAAGTAACATGCTGGTCCTAGTTTAGTTGCCGTGGTTTTATCCAAAGAATATTCTTGAATATGATCTTTGAAATTAACCGCAGACATTCTAACATCAATATATCTTTCCGCCTCCTCATATTTGATCGGAGACGGACAGTACATAATTAAATAGCAACTGCTGTCGTTAATAGGAATCTTCTTATCAGCATATCCTTCGCCAATAAAAAGACAGTTGGTATAGTCAAAGTCTTCTGGGTATTCATCATCGTGAAACCAATAGACATCATAACCTAGACTTTTAAATGCTCTATAGTATGCTTCATGAACATAAGAATGAGTATGGGAATATAGAGGATGACCCCAAATTACTACTTTAGAATACTTCATGGGTTGCAATAAATATCATACTCTTTGAAAAACTCAAAGTCTTTTTCATAAAGATCTTGAACTCTATCGATTACATTCTCATCTTTGTAAAAACAAGAGTACTTTGATGGGAATGATCCATACTCCCACCATTCTTGTGGAGTAACTTTTGCAGCATCCAAATCATTTAAGTCAGATTTAGGAGTAATATGTTTGTTCGGAGTAACAACTCCAGAATCTTTCTTCAATTCATTAAAGTCAAACTCAATTTCAAGTCCATGAATTTTATCCACTATATTTGAATATGCTTCTGGTAAAGAATTTAACAGAACAATATCATCAAACTTTCTATCTGGAGCTCCAATTGTCTGACATCTGACATGAGGATCACCATTTGTTGTCATGTTTTTGTTCAAGACCTCAAAAACAAATCTCTCAAAAGTATAATCACAAACTGATTCGGGAGCGAATCCAAGAAATTTTTTAGGATCTCTTTGAGCAATAGCACGTCCTCTCTGATCATGAGGCATGTTAAGAGTGCTCTCATGCCCCGTGTTCCACCACATCACTCCGTTAATATCAACGAAGTGTCCAGCATATAAACTCACAACTCTATCAAAAGGATTTCTACCTTGATAGAAAACATAATCTTGATATGTACTGATTTTACTCCATACATGCTGTGCAAGTTGACATCCACATTTCTGAGAAGACCAACAATGTTCACCAACTTTATACATTAAATAGTCTCCAAATATACTGATTCATTATACCACTCATAAGTTTTTAGCAAACCTTGAGAAAGAGTGTGCTTCGGTTTCCAACCAAGATCCATGATCTTAGAACTATCTAATGGTCTATTGGGAGTTCCATTGGGGCGAGAAGTATCCCATCCAATTTCACCATTAAATCTTACCACACCTGCAACCTTATTTGCAAGATCCTTGATACTGACATTTTCCCCGGATCCAACATTAATCAACTCACCTTTCTCAAATCGATCAATAGCAAATAAACATGCATCAGCAAGATCTTCAGAGTACAAAAATTCTCTCTTTGGAGAACCATCTCCCCAGAAAGTGACTTTCTGCCCAAAAGAATTTTGAAATTTTGTAATCATTGCGGGAATTACATGTCCATTATCTGGATGAAAATTATCTCTAGGACCATAAAGATTTGATGGCATTAAGCATACACTTTTCATTCCATACTGTTTATGGTATGCCTGAAGCATTTTAATGCCAGAAATTTTAGCGATGGCATATGCATCATTCGTTGGTTCTAAGTAACCAGTCAAAAGAGATTCTTCTTTAACAGGAACTTCTGCATACTTAGGATAAATGCAAACTGATCCCAAAAACAAAAAGTTTTCGACACCAGATTTCCATGCACTATGAATTAGATTATTTTGAATTTGAATATTTTCATAGATGAAGTCTGCAGAATAAGTATCGTTTGCGTAGATTCCTCCAACTTTGGCGGCGGCGTCAAATACATAAGCAGGTTTTTCAAATTCAAAAAATTCTGTTACTGCTTTTTGATCTAAAAGATCTAACTCTTGTCTCGTCTTAGTAATAATATTTTTAAATCCTCGGGATTGCAATGCTTTTACAATTGCAGATCCAACCAATCCTCTATGCCCTGCGACATAAACTTTTTTCAACTTATCCATAATTATTATATTTACCAGCTAGGTTTTTGAACTGTAACATTTGGTAGAGGAAAGATTAATGTTTTTCCTTTAAAGTTAGAATGATTCATAAAGAAATTTCTAAAGTGCCAAGGAAGAACAACAAATATTTCATACTTCTCCAAAACAGATTCTTCATCTGCAATAGGAATCCAGGTTCCTGGAGTAAACGACCCATGCTTATCTGGATTTACATCTCCAATAACCTCAATTTGTTCACTAGTAATTCCCCAAGATTGAAGTAACACATTTCCTTTTGTACTTGCACCCAATCCCGCAACTTTCTTACCTTGACGAGCATAAGATGACAGAACGTTTAGAAAATTTTCCTTACAAGTTTCAATGTTCATCTTAAAGTTGTCCCAAGGAACACTCGTTTGTAATCCTAGATTCTTCTCCTTTGCAGCAATTTCTCTCATCATATGCTCAGATCTTGGTTTATACCCAGAATTTTCTTTAGCAACTATGATTGAAATACTTCCACCATTTACATCATTAAGCTCATAATCAATAACTTTAAATCCAGATACTTGCATGATCAATTCAATCTGTTCCATTGCATAGTATGAAAGATGTTCGTGGCAAATGGTGTCAAAAGAATTTGCTTGCAGCATTAATGAAACATAACTCTGTTCCAAAACCCATATTCCGTTGTCATCTAGAATACTATTAACTTCACGAGCAAATTTACATGGATCATCAAGATCATAGAACATAGAGAAAGTAGTTACTACTTTTGCTTTTTTGTCACCATAAACTTCTTGAAAGACTTCTTTAGAAAAGAATTTTGCTGCATGTCTAACATCAGGAGGAATAAATTCCCGAAATTTATCTGATGTTGGATCAATAATTAGTCTATTATAACTCTCATTCCAAAATCCCAGGAAAGTTCCATCATTCCCAGCAATATCAACAATAATATCTCCTTTATCAAAACTACCATTATTTTCAACAACAAATTTCTGAATGTTGATTGCCTTATTCTGCAAATGCTGCACCATTCCAGCATTTAATCCAGAACGATATCCATAATTATCTCCATACATTGTAGGAAGATCATAAGTATGCTCAAGTTGAACATGTCCACATCCACCTGTTTCTACGTTACATTTAACTAGGCGGAGAGGTCCTTTAGGCATATCCAAATCTTTTTCTTTTGGAAAAATGCCAGAGAGATATTGCTCACCAAGATCTAATACAAGATTATAATCAGGATTTCCGCAAACACGACATTTGTTGATTTTACGAAACATTTTATCAGACATTTTTACACATATCCTCTACTAATTGATTGAATGTAATTTTTGGTTCCCAACCAAGTTTTTCTTTTGCTTTAGTCGCGTCTCCAAGTAACGTTTCGACTTCAGCAGGACGATAATATTTAGGATCTACAGCAACAATAGTTTTCTTTGTATTTTTATCCATAGCAATTTCATCTTCACCATTACTATGCCATTCAAGATCAAATCCAAAGTATGGTGCTGCTTTTTCAATAAATTCACGGACAGAATATTGTTCTCCTGTAGCAATCACATAATCATCAGGTTCATCTTGCTGCAACATCATCCACATAGCACGAACATAATCTTTTGCATGACCCCAATCACGTTTGGCATCAAGATTACCCAGATAAAGAACTTTTTGATTTCCTTCAGAAATTGCTTTCAATCCACGAACAATTTTACTAGTCACAAAAGTCTCACCACGACGGGGAGATTCATGGTTAAACAAAATACCAGAACTACAATGCATCCCATATGCTTCACGATAGTTCTTGATAATCCAATAAGCATATAGTTTTGCCACACCATATGGAGAACGTGGATAGAAAGGAGTCGTCTCTTTCTGAGGAGTCTCTTGAACAAGTCCATATAATTCGCTAGTGGATGCTTGATAGATACGAACCTTATCTTCCATACCAAGAAGACGAACCGCTTCAAGAACGCGAAGAGTTCCCAAAGCATCAGTCTGTGCTGTATATTCAGGAACTTCAAATGAAACTTTGACGTGACTCTGAGCACCGAGATTGTAAATCTCAGTAGGTTTGACTTTTTGAATGACTCTCATAATATTAGTAGAATCAGTCAAATCACCATAGTGCAGATGAATACGTTTATAAATGTGGTCTATACGATGAGTATTAATCATGGAAGAACGCCGTACAATACCATGAACTTCATACCCCTTTTCAAGGAGAAGTTCTGCAAGGTATGAACCGTCCTGTCCAGTAATACCTGTAATTAGAGCAACTTTCATATAAGGATTATTTTTTTCTATACTAACAAAGAAATCATAGCGTGTCAATTCCTTCCGTAGGCATCATCAATTCTAACAATATCATCTTCTTCAAGATAAGATCCACTCTGCACTTCTATGATCTGAAGTGGAATACATCCTGGATTAGACAATCTATGCTTTACCCCCATTGGGATATATGTACTCTCACATTCACCCATCAGAAACTCTTTATCGCCATTTCTAATTAATGCCGTGCCACTAGTAACTACCCAGTGTTCAGATCTATGGTGATGGTACTGATACGATATACTTTGTCCTGGATTGACAATTATTTTTTTAACCTTAAACCTCTCACCAGAATCAATTACTTCATATGATCCCCAAGGTCTTTCTGATTTTTCCATACACATATGATTAGATAATATATGTATAAAAAAAGGAGGGATGAATCCCTCCTTCTTAAGGTCTTTACATGCACGCCACTTGCTCTTTAACTAGAAGCAAGAAACTAGGCGGGAGTTTCCTCCATCCGCACCACTTGCTCTTAGGAAAAGCAAGAAACCGATCATCCAAGATCAATTTTTCTACGAAGTTTAGCAATCAGTTCATCTACTTTTGCTTCAAGTGCAGCAACTCTTTCAGAATCACCACCACCATCACATTTAGAATGCGCCTGTGCTTCAAGTGCCTTGAGTCTAGATTCGACTTCTACATCGTATTTTGACATCGCTGCACCTGTTGCTGATCTTGCTGCTTGTCCTTTAGTTGCCATTTTTTTTGTTGTTTATTTACTCTGATTTATTTAGTTTTTAGAGGGTCTATTGACTCCACCACCTAGTTTTAAGAACTAGGAAACTTCGGGATTGAAGGGGATCCTCCACCGACCAGGGTTTTTAAAGTCTCTCCATGACTTTTTTAATAGGATTTTTTACAGCAAAATGAAGAGATTCATCAATTTCTTTCTCCCAGACATATGTCGAATGAGTTTCATCGAGATTAATATCTGTTCCATAATATGTTACATGGAAGACAGCATTGACTGTGTGAACATTATCTTTTTTGAAAATTGTTTCCTCAACAGAAATAAAATCTTTGAAAGTAACATCAACACCAATTTCTTCCCTAGCCTTACGCAGCACTGCTTGTTGAAGAGTTTCGTTTTTGAAAACTCTACCTCCAGGCAACCACCACTGACCCTTTGCTGGAGATTGAGTTCTTTTAATCAGAAGAAATTCATTCTTCCAATTAGTAACAACCATATCCACACAAAGGGTAGGAATTACTTCTCTAATTTTGCTGTATAAATCTTTTTCAATCAACATGCCGACTAACTACATCTTTACGGTAAGCAGGAACATTTTCTGGATCTAACCAGCAAGTATAATCATGATCTTCCATGGCAGTCATCAACTGCATTTCATTATCACAAAGATACATGTCCCTGTATCGACCCGTGTAAGAGTCTACTTTTTGAATACGACAATCTGGCATACCATTGGTTTCCAGTTTGCCAACTTGAACATAACGATAAGGAAACCGCTCAAGAAGAACGGTTGGTTTCACAGAAACTTTCATCAAGCGACCTCAACAGACTCCAGATCACTGAAGACATGCTCCATAAGCATTTCATAATCATCCATAGGATCACCAGAAAAGACTACGCCATTATTTTCATAATACCGACGAACCTTTTTGAAAAGTTTCGGATTCTTTACATCAAGGAAAATTTCGCCATTTGCTGCAGCACGAAGAGTGCTGATGTCTTTCTTGAACTTAGAAGTGATAGTCATTTTTTCGAATGTTGACCTTAGTATTATAAGGGTTTGACTCCGTGGAGTCAAGTGGGGGATGAGGGGATCGAACCCACCTTAGCCGAATTATGAGTTCGGTGCATTCACCAGATTGCTAATCCCCCTGGTAGGACTGCTGGGAGTT